CAAAAATATAAAAGAAATTATGGCATCGTCAAAAGCTCTTCAGCCGTGAACACAGGTGCGGCCATTGAAAATGGTGCGAGAAGATACAGTGATGAAAAACGCACAGAAGAGATAAATAGAATGAACGAGGACCTTTATAAGCAACCAATTACTGATGATACTATTGTACCAAATACAGACCCACCGGTAACATATGGCGATCTCAAAACGGGTAGAATAGACCCCGTTTATCTTGCCGACGATGCTGCATATGGAGTTAAAAAATATGGTGAAAGATTAAAATTAGAATACCCGCCTACACCTGAGGAACTTGCGGCGATACCTAATTTTGATGATTTAATTGATGGCAAAGATCCTAGATTTGTATTAACTAAGGGTGGTGCTTATCGGTACTATAAAGAAAAACCAGGCGGTGCTTCTCAAATGTGGTGGAAATGTGGACAATTAGAACGAGTAATGTTAATGAGGTTACAGAAACAGTTTGGAAAACGAATAACGATTTTGAGTGCCTTCAGGGGTGATGGTTATAATGAACATATTCGCAAAAATGGCAGCGGCGCTGTTGACAAAAGTGCACATACAAACGGAAGAGCTTTTGACTGCACTTGGAGTGGATTTAACGCAACGTCAATTAAGAACTTTAAAGCAATTGCTGTAGCTGTTGGATTTAATGGAATAGGAACCTACATAGGGGATGGCTTCATTCATGTTGATACTAGAACAAAAATTGTTAACCCAGATGGACTTATGTTTTGGGACGGATAAATGGTAGTTAACTTATTAACTGGAAACAGTAAGAAAATTAATTTATATTCTGATTTCAAGAAAGATCTTGAGATCAGTCCTTTGTCTGATGATTTAACGTTATTAAAAGATGAGGATGCCGTAAAGGAATCTATTAAAAATCTTATTTTAACCGACCGCGGTGAAAGATTATTCCAACCCAACCTCGGTGGTAATATTAAGGCAATGTTATTTGAAAACATCACCCCCGGCTCATTAAAATTTATAGAAGAACAAATTACTACAACAATTAAATTACACGAGCCAAGAGCAGAATTAATTGGCGTTACTGTTGGAACAACGAGAGACGAAAATACTGTAGCAGTCCAAGTAGAATTTTATATAACAAACCGAGAAGCGCCAGTAGAGCTAAGTGTATTTTTAGAGAGGACACGATAAGATGGCTAAATTAAATCTTGCTGAATTAGACTTTCAGTCAATTAAAGAGCAGTTTAAAATCTTTCTGCAAGATCAAACGCAGTTTAAAGATTACAACTTTGACGGCTCAAATATGAGCGTCCTTTTAGACGTCTTAGCATATAACACTTATCAAAATAACTTTTATACTAATATGGCAATCAATGAGATGTTTATCGACTCGGCCGTATTAAGAAACTCCGTTGTCTCGCATGCAAAAGAATTAAATTACTTACCAAGATCTCGCAAATCAGCAAGAGCTACAGTAACGGTTAAAATTTTAGATGATACTATAACTGGTACAACTGTCGTAATTCCTCAATACCAAAGTTTTAGTGCTACATATCTTGGAAATAATTACGAATTTATAACCGATAGAGTACACATTGCAAAGGCTTCGTCACCAGGAGTTTATGAAAGTGAAGAAATTACGCTGTACGAAGGATCTATTCTTACAAGCTTTGAGCGTGAAGGTTTCTTTATTGACGATGACGGTGTTTTAAGAGTTAATCTATCTAACGAAAATTGTGATACCGACTCTATTGAAGTATTTGTTGATGCCGAAGCAACCGAAGATACAAACATTTTTGTAAGAAAAAATGATGTATTTGGCGTTGGAGCATTGGATAAAGTATTTTATGTTGAACCATATTTTGATGGACGTTATTCTGTTTATTTTGGCAGAAACGTATTTGGATATCAACCAACAGAACTAGAAGATGTTCGCGTAAAATATAGAGTTACATCGGGCGCCGAAGCAAATGGTATTCAATCATTTACAGCCCAGATTACAGAAAATGGAGCCACAGTTGTTACTACAGTAACTAAAGCCCAGGGTGGGTCAGACCAGGAATCGACTGAAAGTATTCGCTTTACAGCTCCTAGAGCTTTGCAAATTCAAGAACGCGCTGTTACTCAATCGGACTATGAGCAATTGTTAAAAAATCAATTCCCAGAGATCGTGGCTGTTGCTGCATATGGTGGAGAAAAATTAGAACCTCCGCAATATGGTAAAGTTGCAATCTCAGTTTATCTGGGTCAAGGTAACGATCTATTATCAAAATCTGCTGCAGCACAATATATCGATTACTTAGCTGATAGAACTCCGCTGGCTGTTGAGCCTATTTTTATCGATGCTCAGTATTATTATGCTGATATTACAGTAAATGCATATTACAGTAAGTCAGTTACTACAAAATCTGCTGGTCAATTAGAATCTTTAGTCAGAACCACGATTACAAACTATTCAGACACGAACTTAGATGACTTTAATAAAACACTTAGATTATCAAAGCTTTCAACCTTAATAGATAATTCTGATATTGCTTTCCAATCAAATGCTATTGTTGCAAAGCCAATAATTGATTATACTCCTGAATTAAATGTTTCGTTAAACCCGGAATTTAATTTTAATACAGCTTTAGTTAAACCATATGCATATAATACTACAAATAAATTTACTGATTATAAGCCTGCAATTAAATCTGGCGAATATGATTTAGATGGTGTTTGTGTATTTTTCCAGGACGATGGTAATGGCAAAATTCAAATTGTTGCTGCCGACTCTGTTAATCCCGAAGTTATTGAGCCAAATTTAGGCACAGTTGACTATACAACAGGCCAAGTTAAATTAACAGGATTTAAAACAGAATCATTTAATGGCTCAGCAATTAAAGTTGTAGCTAATACAAAAACAGACGATATTAAAGCACCTAATGGAAGAGTTTTTGCTATAAGAGATGCAGATGTAACTGTTAAAATTATAGAGACAAAATAATGGAAATAGAAAAAAGTATTTTATTTAAAGTCGAGCAGCAGTTTCCTGCAATATATCGAGAGTCGGGAACCGAACTCGTTCAGCTGATTAAAGACTATTATGAGTTTTTGGAAACAGAAACTAATATGAGTCACTATAGATCAAGAAGACTTTTTGAATATAGAGATATTGCTAGAACAACTTCTGAGTTTATTATCCAATTCCATAAAATGTTTATGCCGGATATGGATTTGTTGGAACCTGATGTAGCGCGACTTGCTGTTAGGAGTATTTTAGATCTTTACAGGCGTAAAGGTACTCCCGGCGCTATTAAAGTATTTTTTAGGCTTTTCTATCGCGAAGATGCGCAAATAAAATATCCTGGACAGTTTATGGCCAAGCCTTCAGACTCTTCTTGGAGAAAAGGCGTTTATTTAGAAATGTATCCAAATAATAATGTTTTCTATGATAAAGATGGAAACAAATATGATTATGGTGACTTATATGGAAAAAATATTAAGGGCGCTGCTTCTGGCGCACGAGCTGCTGTTGACACCGTAAGCTTTATCAATGTTAATAAAACTCTTATACCTGTTCTTTATTTAAGTGACGTTAAAGGTACCTTTGAAAAATATGACGATATTGTTAGTGTTATCAATGGTAATTCAGTTTCATTTGGTAGGTTATCTGGCTCTTTAAGTAATATTAATATTACAACCGATCCTAACATTTTTAGTGGTACTACTAATCATGAAGTTGGGGAAATATTTGATGTAGAAAGTCAGACAGGATCGGGTGGCCGCGCTATTGTTACTGAAGTATTTACTACAGCAACCGGTCTTGTTTCTTATAAAATTGCAGACGGCGGCTTTGGATACACTGTAGCTAATACAGAACTTTTAGTTTCAGATCAGGTTATTATTATTGATAATCCTAATAAATCGTTTATTTTAGAAGAAAGATTAACAGACGATCTTGGAGCAAGTGGTCGAGTAATTGGCCAGAGCGAAGTTGCTGTTGGCGTTAAAATGAATCCGGGTGAAGCATTTAATGCTAATTCTATAGTTTTTGCTACTGACCGCGCCGGCAATCCACAAATTGATTCTTTCTTACAGGCAAACATTGCTCTTATTACTGATAAAAATGGCTCTTCTCCAGGGCCTCTTTTTCCTTTAACTGGTAACTCTGAAGATGTTAAAGTTAATATTACCAACCAAGAAACAGTAAGTCTTATTACTGACAAAATTGCAGATTATACTTCTGTTCTTATTAATTCATCAAATTATAATGATGTTCCTCCAGCAGTTAGACCAATGTCAGGCACGGCTGATCCAGTTACACTGGCTACTCCACTAGACGAAGCATTTGATTTACAAGATTTCCAAATTGGCACAATTAGTGAACTCGTTAATGTTAACCCAGGTGCAGATTATACTAATGATGTATGGGCAATAGCTGTTGACGAAATAATGAGATATTTTGATAGATATGAACAAGTTATCACGGTTGACAACTTTGCTGCTGGTTTCACAGTTGGAGAAGAAATAGAGGGAACATCCACGGGACGAAGAGGTGTTATTACAGGAATTAATGCTTCTGATCCTAAGTATATAAAGGTCAGACCTTTTAGTTATTATGGATTTACAAAAGACGATGATATTATTTTCAATGGCGTTAGATATAATGTCGTAACTGTTGCTAGAGACTATAACAGTGAAAAATTGGGTGAAAGTGCAGATATTGAAGCAACTGTTGATTACGAATCTGGAAAAATTAAAGAAGTTGAAATATACAGATCTGGACTTGGATATCCAGAAGGTGATGTAGTTTATTTGGTAGATGAAGACGGAACTAAGCACGCAAGAGGCATAGCAAACTCATATACACAAGGTATCACAGAGGGATATTGGGCTACATTCAATTCCCATCTAAACGGATTTTCTGACAGCAACGATGATGGATATATTGACGCCACAACAGAATATAAAGATTATGGCATGAAAATTCAAGATAGTGATTATTATCAAGAATATTCTTATGTTATTAAAACGTTGGTTGGCGAAGAAAGATTTAGAGAACCAGTTGAAAGACATCTGCATTTGGCAGGTACAAAAATGTTCGGTGATTTCTTGTATCAAAGAGATGTACCAATTGGCATTGGCGCAAGAAACATTCTTGGTATCAAAGAAGACGAAGAAGTCGGCGGAGATTACATCGTTGGACCAGATCAATACGTTCCATATGCGGGCGGCGGCTTAAGGGCGGATGCTACAACATATAAAGTTGATGATACAGATATAAGAGCTGACGCGACAGCAGAACCATAGAAATAAGATAAATAACTAAAAAGTTATGAGGGAAAAATGGCAAAACAAATAATTGATGTAGGCACTACAGCAGATGACGGTACAGGCGATAGACTCCGTGATGCCTTCATCAAAGTTAATGAAAACTTTACCGAGTTATATACCTTCGACTCAAACATTAGTACGGGTATAGCATTAACAGATATTAGCGTAACCACCGGATCAGCAACAGGTGCTGGGGCATTAGCATATAATAACGGCACTGGTGTATTTACTTTCCAACCTGCGGTTCTTCCGTCGGCATTAACAGACCTAGGAATTTCTGATGGTACTAACGGCCAGGTATTAACCACAAACGGAAGTGGCACCTTCACCTTTGAAGATGGCGGTGGCATTGGGTTAAGCTCAAGAACTACTGGCGCTAATACCTCTCCTTCTATAGCTGATGCAGCGTCTGCAGATATAAACATTCCGGGATTTAAAGGTTATGTTTTAATGAAAATTCAAACGGACAAGGCTGCTTGGGTAAGAGTTTATACTGACGATGCTTCAAGAACAGCAGACGCTTCAAGAACAGAAACAACCGATCCTGCGGTTGACTCTGGTGTAATCGCTGAGGTTATTACCACAGGAGCTCAAACTGTATCAATGGCGCCGGCTACAATCGGTTATAATAATGAAAGTTCTCCTACTACAACAATTCCAATAGCCGTGACAAATAAATCCGGTTCAACGGGAACCGTTACAGTAACATTAACGATCCTACAATTAGAGGCTTAAAATGGCTAAAAAAGAATGGATCGTAACTCTTCATAGAAAAGAAGATTTGCAAGATTTCTATACTGATATGGAAACGCCTGGCGGAAGTTTGTATATTCCAGATCGTTCCGTAAGTGTTAGGCATAGAAGAAACATAAGTAGAAATACTCACTATATGTTAGATTTTGATGAAGCACTCATGATATTAGATGATCCTAGAGTTGCCAGTGTAGAGTTAGCAGAAATTCTAGATTTATTTACTAAACCGTCCGGTTGGACCTCGTCTGGAGAAGTTTTTTCAAAAGACTTTTTTACTGATGTAGGTGATATAAACTGGGGACTATTAAGACATCAATTAGCTGCCAACATTAGTGGTTGGGGTGATGATGCTACTTCAAACGTGTCACAAGATTTCAGTGTTACTACCGGTGGTAAAAATGTTGACGTTGTTATTGTAGACGGGCACATTGATCCTGCCCATCCAGAATTTGCAGTTAATTCTGATGGTACCGGTGGAACAAGAGTTGTTCAATATAATTGGTTGCAACATACAAACGAAGTAAGTGGCGGGGCTAATGGAACTTATGTCTATACTCCATACGTAGATCCTAGCTATCCTGACACCGATGGTAATGGTATAGCAGATAGAACTGAAGATAATAATCATGGATGCCATGTTGCAGGAACGGTAGCAGGTAATACTCAAGGATGGGCTAGAGAAGCAAACATTTATAACATAAGCCCATATTCAACTAATCAAAATAGTATTTCTTCATCTTTAATGTGGGACTATATTAGAGCTTGGCATAATAGTAAACCAATTAATTCAGCAACCGGGAGAAGAAATCCAACTGTCACAAATAATAGTTATGGAACAAC